CTACGGCAAATTTTAATGTTAAAAAGGTTTTTGTATTATCACCGTCAAGAAGAGAAATGTTTGATGTTAGTGGTGATAAAATTTTAGGAGTAAATGTCAAGCCAATAATATCTGTAATATTTAATGAAGCTCTGAAGTCAGAAACTTCTCATACTTACACTATAGGAAGCGGACAAGACATAGAACTTTCTACACAATCTGATTTTTCAGGAGGACATTATACAGGTACAACAAGTTTTTTTGTATCAGGATTTCATAAAAATGAATTGCTGATTTCAATTGGAGATAATTCAAATTCATTAGTATCTACAGGAACAACTTATTATATGAGAATTAACACAAGCATAGAAAATGAAAAAGGAGTATCATTGGAATCAACTTCACTTGTTTATCATTTTCAAACAGATTAGGAGAATAAATGGCTTTAGTACCATCCACATTGGCGGCACAACTTGAAAGTGCCTTACTTCAAGCAAAGGCAAGTTCATCGCCAACTGCACAAACTGAATTAGCACAACAAATGGCACAAGCAATAGATGCATATGTTAAAAGTGCATTGGTCACCACGGTTGTGTCAGGAACTGCGGTAGGAGGTGTTTGTACACCACTTGGTCCTGTAGCGGGAGCCGTTGTAACAGGAACAGGAACAGGTGCGCCTGGAGTAGGATTATCATAATGGCTTTAATATCATCAACATTGGCTACGCAATTAGAAACTGCTTTCTTGGCGGCACAGGCTGATACTACTCCAACGGCAACCACAACTTTAGCAAATTCGTTGGCAACCGCAATACACACATATTTAATCCAAGCACAAGTTACAACAACGGATACTGGAACGGCTGTAGGAGGGGTTAATGCGAGTGCAATTGTTGTAGCAGTACCTACTCCTGGTCCTATTACGGTTCCTGCCGTTGTTACTGGGACTGGAACTGGCTTTTTAACATAAATAATAATATGTCTTATTCAGCAAATAAATCACCAAACGTTTCAACAGATAACGTGTATGCATCTGATGATGTAGCTAGACAATTGATAAATCAGAAACGTGCTAAAAACGATTATTATGATGTAGATTTAAAATTTACGAAAAACCCTAACACTGGAGATGTTTCTGCACGAAGAGGAAGTAGCAGTGTAAAACAGTCAATTAAAAAATTAATCTTAACAGATTTTTATGAAATTCCTTTTAAACCAGAAGTGGGTTGTGCGGTAAAATCTATGCTTTTTGAACCTATGGATTTTGTAACCGAACAGAGAATAACAGATTCGATTAAAACCGCAATACAAAATTATGAGCCAAGAGTTGAATTTTTAGCCGTAACGGCTAAAGCTGATGAAATAAATTTAGGTTATAATATTACAATAGTTTTTAGTTTAATTAATAGTAATGAAAAAGAAACAATTACAACTTTTTTATCGTCAACTAGAGGTTAATAATGGCAGAACCTAGTAAATTAAGAGTATCAGAATTAGATTTTAATGAATTAAGAAATAATTTAAAATCATTTTTAAAATCACAAGATAAATTCAAAGATTATAATTTTGAGGGTTCTGTTATATCATCATTATTAGATGTTTTTGCATATAACACTCATTATAATTCTTTTTATTTGAACATGATAGCAAATGAAATGTTTATAGATTCTGCCGTCACTCGTTCAGGTATGGTTTCATTATCAAAATTGTTGGGTTATACTCCAAGGTCAAGAGTGGGCGCTACTGCCAATGTGAATTTAACAATAACTCCAACTGATAGTCCTACTAATATTATCGTTTCTAAAAATACAAAATTTAATGCCGATATTGACGGAATAAACTATACTTTCATTACGGATAAATCATATTCAGGTTTTGCCAATAATCAAAATATAGCGGTCACAATTCCAAATGTTACTTTATTGGAAGGAGAACCTCTAAGGTTCACTCACACAGTTGATACAAGTATTGAAAATCAAAGATTTGTCATTCCAAATAGAGGCGTAGACCACCAAAGTATAAAAATAACTTTACAAGAATCTGAATCTGACACAAGAAAATCAGTATATGATAAGGCTTCAGATTTATTAGAAGCAAACAGTAGTTCAAATATATTTTTTATAGAAGAGGGTACAGATTTTTTTACCGAAATAAAATTTGGCGATGGTGTACTAGGAAATGATTTAAAAAATGGAAATATAGTATTGATAGATTATAATCTAACATCAGGTATATTGGGAAATGGTGCTAATGTTTTTACGGTTGCAACAACCGCTGGTGGATATCCTTCAGTTGTTGTATCAACAAATTCTCCTGCTACAGGAGGCGCGGATGAAGAAACATTAAATTCTATTAGATTCAATGCTCCTAAACATTTTTCTGCACAAAATAGAGCGGTAACAAAAGAAGATTATAGAAGATTAATATTGAGAGAATATCCATTAGCCGAGTCAGTTATAGTATACGGCGGAGAAGAGGCTGACCCCCCAAAATTTGGAACTGTTTATGTGGGAATAAAACCTAGAGAAGGATTGTTCATATCTTCATCTATAAAAGAGGGAATAAAAAATAATATCATAAGAAAATATAATGTCGCATCAATTTCTCCTGAATTTGTTGATGTAGATTATTTGAATGTTAATTTGACCTCACAAGTAAAAATAGATACTAGATTAACCCAAAAAACTCCACAAATATTAAAAAGAAATATTTTAGACACTATCAAAAAATACCAACAAACATCTTTAAACGAGTTCACTGAAACTTTTAGAATATCTCAATTGTCTAGAGCGATTGATGATACAGATGCTTCAATATTAGGTAATGATAGTTCTATTTCTTTAAAGAAAGAATTGATTCCGAATTTAACCGTGGCACTAGATTATATTATAAATTTTAGTAATGAATTATATCATCCATATACAAATTTTGAAGGCACTTTAACATCTACTGAATTTACTTTTATAGATGATTTTGATGTGGTACGACAAAATTGTAAGTTCGATGATGACAAGGGAGATGTTAGAATTTTTAGAATGCAAGATGGTCAAAAAGTTATTGTAGATGCATTAGCAGGAACTATAGACTACAATACTGGTAGAATTCAACTTAATAATTTTAAACCAGAATCTTTTGTTGGACAATCTTTAGATATTAAAGTTATTCCATTAAACAGCGACTTAAAAGCAAAAAACAATCAAATAATTCTAATTAATGAAAGAGATGTGAATTTGAGTTTGTTTGACCTATCAACAACTGTAGAAGACTCAGAAGTATAAAATGTCCTTTTATTCAGATACAGAAAATATCATTCCAGTAAATCAAATATCAGATTTAATAAAACAACAATTGCCTTCTTTCATGACGGAAGAAGGCGAAGACTTTTCTGAATTTTTAAAAAAATATTATGAATGGATGGAAAGTCATGAATTAATAATTGAAAATGCCGTTCAAAATGAATTCAAACTTCAACTTCATGACGAGAGAAGTCCAGGTCTTATAAAATTAGAAGATGATAATTATTTAAATTTGGAAAGCACCAGAGGGGCTAATAGTGGTTTCATCAAAGGTGAAAGAATAACAGGACAAAGTTCTGGAGCAACAGGTTTTTCCGATAGAAATAGTTTATTGTCTGATAATATTTTATTTCCGTCTAATGTTACTGGCATAGACTTTGAACCAGGTGAAACTATTATTGGTGCAACTTCAAGAGTTTCAGCAACCGTTCACAATTATTATAAAAATCCATTATTCGCATCTAGAACATTATTAAAAAATAGAGACATTGATACGGCAACATCCTTTTTCATAAAGCAGTTTGAAAAAGAATTTTTGTCTGAATTACCTGATACCTTATCAGGCTCAAAGCCATTAATAATGAAGCACATTGTTGATGTTTACAGAGCAAAGGGTTCAAAAGCCTCTTACGATTTTTTATTTAAAACTTTGTATGATATTCAAGATTTAGAATATTATGCACCGAAAGATGATTTATGGAAAGCATCTGATGGACAATGGGTAGCCGATAAAACTTTAAGACTATTAAGTTTTGATGACGAATCTGAATTTGAGGGAAGAGTTGTAACAGGAAGAAAAAGTTTTGCGACAGGAGAAGTTGATAGAGTATTAAAGTTTAATTCGGGTTCTTTATCTGTTACAGAACTATTTTTAAAAAATGTCGTGGGAACTTTTGTTATAGGTGAAGATGTTGATAGTACGATACTGGATGGGTCTTTTGGAACTGGAAAAGTACAAGGAGTTATAACTGCTATTGAAGTGGAAAATCCAGGCAAAGGATATAAAATAGGAGATTCAGTTGAATTTTCTGGAGGAGGAGGTTTTGAGGCATCCGCAGTCGTTAAAACTATCGCAACAGGAACAATTGCAGATGTTATTACATTTGATGGTGGTGATGGTTATACTCCTGGATTATTTTTTGATGTTAATAATTTTGGAACTCGTGGTTCTGGACTTGAGGGTAAAATAACTGATGTCATAGAGACATTTTCGATACC